GGCGGGAGCTCTTCAGCAGGGCTGCCTTCTCGCCCCGTCGTGCGCCGATCGCCCCGGCCAGCTCACCGGCCTCCTTTTGCCGCACCGGGGCGATCCCCCGCTGGGAAGAGGCCCCGCCAGCAACAAGTTCCCGCAGCCGCTTCAGCCGCTCTTTCCCGATGCTGCTACTCGGCCTGGCCCGGCATTCTTTGCGCAGGCTGATGCAGCTGTTGCCGCAGCCATAGCCCCTGCTGCAGCGCTTTTTGCCGCCAGCCCCTGGAGCATCAAGACGCAGCCCTGACGATCGGGTCGCCAGGAAACCAGCGCTGCGGGCCTCCCATTGCCCCTGGCTCAGCCCATCCCAGGCGGGGCGATAAGCGATTTGAGTGGCGTCACAGCGGAACTTGAACACCAGCCCATCGGCTGCCATCTGCCCCGCCACCAGGCCCGGCCGGGGCCGATCCCAGCTCAACACCGCAGCGCCAGGCAACAGCTCCCCCAGCGCCTGGGTCAGCAGCTGCACCACTGGATCCGCCGATCGCCCAACGGCCGCGGCCACCGGTGCTCGATGCGCCGCACTGAAGCTGGCGGAATCCAGTCGCGCCAGGCGGGCTTCCAGCTGAGCAAGTGTCAGCAATGGCGGCAGGTTTTAACGCTGCGCCAGTCTGCGGCAATCTGCTGCGGTGCAAGCGATCAACGCCTGCGGCCTGGCAGGCCGTCTGAATCAGCCTAGATCCGCTCCTTGCGGCTGTCGGTGTGGCGGCACTTGCGCTCCGAACTCCGGCAACTGCAATGCCGCATCAACAAACAGCCGCTCGTCTTCATTTTCGATGCTATCCATCCTCTGAGGTTTTGCAATTTTGCCTCCCTTCACCAATGCAATGCCGAGCGGCTTATCATTAGCCTTTGAGCCACTTGGGAACTGAAAGCCTAAGGCTTTGTACATTTTCATGCGTTGCTCCCCTAAGCCGTCAGAAGCGAACGCGCTACATGTTACCAGGGAGCCATCTGGCAAGCCTTTGAGTATTTCGGCTGCCTGGCGGAATACGGCTCTAGCTACGTCTGCCCTATTAGAAGTTGACAGATTGGTGCGGCGGCGAGACCAGCCGACGGTATCACGGCTTGGACCCGTCATGAAGTCTATGTTTATGGCTTTAATTGATGGGGATTGACGATCGCTGCTGGATAGCTCAATCAAGGGTTTAACCCCAACTTGTCTGCCAAGGGCTGGGACTCTGCTGTGGATATCGTATAGCGCTCCCGGCCACCACTCAGCCTCGGGATCGGTTATCGACTCACGGCGCTGGGCTGGCTTTTTAAGTGAAATATCACCCGTTTTGCCTTGAATTTTGGCGTAGATTGATACGGGTTTACCTGCGGCGTCTTCTGTTTCTATTTTGATTTCTCGGGTAATGCTATCCTTGGTCGTTCTTGCCTTTAATACGTTGATTTTTGTTTTTGACTTTTGATTTTTGGCTTTTTCTTCACTGGTGGCTTTTGGTGGCGCCGCGTTCTTGGCCTTTTTTTGCTGAGCGATAGGCTCTTTGCCACCACTGCCCTTGGCCATGGCAGCCGCGCTGCTTTGGCCAGCGGCCGGCAACATCAGTAGCTCTTTGAGTCGGGCGGCCTTCTGCGGGTTGCCCTTGACCCTGCAGGTGCGCCCCTTGGCGATGCAGGTATTACCGCAGGCCAGCCCCCGCACGCATTTTTTGGGCGCATCAAAGCGCACCAGGCCTTGCTCTGCGGCCAGAAACCCATCCAGCCGGGCACCGCTCCAGCCGTAGAAGGCCGTCAGGTAGCTGCGCGATGCCGCCAGGTGCTGCCGGTCAAAGGCGGCATCGGGATCAAGGCGGGAGGCGGTGGTCATCGATCAGAGGGCGAAACAGGGGGCGGGGGGGGCTTGTCTTCCTTGGCGGGCAGAATTTCAAAGCCCACGTCCTGCATACGCCGGCCTAAGCCGCTTTTGGCCGTTGAATTTTCTTTCCTGTTGTCAGGCATGGTTAGTCAAGCTCCACGATGAGTGTGTTTCCTTCTTTTACAATACGACGGATGGTTTGCTCTGCGCCACGAGGTAGGATGGCCTCCTGCTCGTCTGGCATTACGGAAAGCATATTGATTGGCGTCAGACTCTTGCTGCGGGTTTTGAATAATATGCCAGCGGAGCGATTAAATAGGAATTCTTTCGCCTTGTTTTGATCTGCCGAATAGGAGCCATAGCCCATGTCTCTCAGTCTTTCCCCTGGCTTGGCTTTTGCTAGTTTTTCATACAGGGCCTGAGCGGCGCCTGGAGTTGTATCGCCAAATGCAGCCGCAACGCCTCTGTAATACTCAGCGCCGCCTTCATTCTTTGGCAGCTTTGCCAGCGCGGTGTCAAGCTCTTTCGTATACCGCTTCGTCTCACGAGGATTTAAACAGTTGCGCGGCTTTCTTAGGCAATCATTGGTTTCCTCGTAACCCCTCGCATCGTCGCGGACGGCATCGGTGTAATCAGCTATGGCTTTTTTATCCTTCGCCGTCAACCCCGCGCTTAACTGTGCCTTATCACGAGCCTCTTTAGCATTTTGTTCGCTAAGTTTTTTAGGCGCAGCCTCCTTGGCTTTCTGACTGGTGGCTTTTGGTGGCGCCGTGTTCTTGGCTTTTTTCTGCTGAGCGATAGGCTCTTTGCCACCACTGCCCTTGGCCATGGCAGCCGCGCTGCTTTGGCCAGCGGCCGGCAACATCAGTAGCTCTTTGAGTCGGGCGGCCTTCTGCGGGTTGCCCTTGGCGCGGCAGGTTCTCCCTTTGGCGATGCAGGTGTTGCCGCAGGCCAGCCCCCGCACACATTTTTTGGGCGCATCAAAGCGCACCAGGTCTTGCTCTGCAGCCAGGAAGCCATCCAACCGGGCACCGCTCCAGCCGTAGAACGCTCGCAGGTAGCTGCGCGATGCCGCTAGGTGCTGCCGGTCAACGGCGGCATCGGGATCAAGGCGGGAGGTGGTGGTCACTGTTCAGGAGAAGGCGGGGAGTTCAGCGAAACGCCAACAGCGAATCACGCATTTTGATCAATCGCTCGAAAACTTTGCGGTCACCGCCCACGTCTGGATGGTGAGTTTTGGCTAGCTGATTAAAAGCTTGCTTGATGTCTCGCGGCGTAGCCTTTTTGGGGTCTAGGTTGAAAGTGTGCCAGGGCCGGAAGTTCTTCATTACATCAACGCCCCGAATAACACTGCCGCCATCTTTCAGGTTGCGCTCAGAGGCTGGCACCCCAGCAAATTCCCGGTGCAGCTTGGCCCATGTCTCCCGTTTTTTAAAGTCAATTTTTATGCCTTTGCCGGTCGCCTGCCGGGAGTCAGCGTCGCCAATCGCCATCAGGAAATCTTTGTTTGTCTTTAGCTCTTCAACGGTTTTTACTTTGAAATAGTCAAGAACGGGCTTTTGTAATTGGGCGATGGTTTCGCGTTTGGCAGGCTTGCCGGCAGGCTTGGCCGGTGTGCTTGCCTCTTTGCCACCACTGCCCTTGGCCATGGCCGCCGAGCTGCTGCCACCAGCAGCCGGCAAGGCCAGCAGTTGCTTGAGTCGGGCGGCCTTCTGCGGGTTGCCCTTGGCCCTGCAGGTGCGCCCCTTGGCGATGCATGTATTACCGCAGGCCAGGCCCTTCACGCACTGCTTGGGCGCATCAACGCGCACCAGGTCTTGCTCTGCAGCCAGGAAGCCATCCAACCGGGCACCGCTCCAGCCGTAGAAGGCCGTCAGGTAGCTGCGTGATGCCGCCAGGTGTTGGCGGTCGAAGGCGGCATCGGGATCGAGGCGGGAAGTGCTGTAGGAGAAGGGCATGGCCTAGCGGTTGGTGATCGGTTTGTAGCTCACGTCGTCACCCTTGATTTTGTAGTCGTAGACCAGTGCGCCTGAGCGGAAACGACCACCAACAGCACCTGTTGCTCGATTGCTATTGAGAGTTGTGATCGTGATGGGCGCACTTAGCAGGTTTTCAATCAGATCTTTAACGATCAACGCCATTTCTTGCTTGGCATCCATGGGCTGAGCCGCCGCAACTGCACCATTCTGACCGGTTAAGCCGCTGCGGATTTTGTGCGGTCTGGGAGCTGGCTTTTTGGTGAATCTGGGGCTGGCTCGCGGCTAGCCCCGACATTGGGTTCAGGGCTGGGCTCGGGGGCAAGCGATCTTGCGCCGCTGGCGATGGCCGACAACTGATCGCCCAGGTCCTCAGAGCTGTGCGAGGCAGGCGCCAATTCGACGGCCAGGGCCAGGGCCTGACGCGCCTCCACCAGGCCATGGAAGGGGAGCCAGCGATCGGCCAGACGCTGAAGTGCATAGGCCAGATCGGGGCCAATGCTGTCGGGGAGCTGATCGGCCATGGGCGGTGCGGAGCGGTTGCGCCAGGCTAGGGCTGGCAACGACGCAGAACGGGCCGAATTTGCATTCTGATTGCGGTATGGTTGGCCGGTCTGTTCATCACGCCATGCGTCGATCCCGTTTGCCGCGCCCCAGGCAGCGCCACCGCCAGCCCGATCCCCTGCGAGAAGCCCTGCTGATCACCCTGCCTGTTTTTGTGGTGGTGATCGCCCTGATGGGATTTTCCATCCATCGCGACTACCACGCCCTGCGCCAGAGCCAGGCGTTCAGGTCGGCCGCCACAGCAGGGGGCTGGTGATGAAAGCTGCGATTGGCCCCTCCCTGGTCACCACCCCACCGGAGCAGCTGTGGTGGGTGCGCTGGCCGGCCCCAGGCGACGCCTGGTATTTCGTGCGTGATCGCCACGATTCCGGCATTTGGTTGATCACCAAAGTTCAGCCTGCTCCCGTGTCGCGGCTGGAGGCGTCCGAGGTGCAATCGATGGTGGCCAGGCATATCAGCCCAGCACCGGTGCTTGTGCCGGCGCCATCTGGCTGCGTCCTGAATCCAGTACAATAGATAAAGCCAGTTGCTGGCTCGTTTGCCCCGGTGGCGGCTGGAGAGGTCCGGCCCCATCTACCACCCAACACCACCATGTCGCTCATTCAATTGAAAAAGCGCTCCGGCGTGACGATTCGGTTCAACTGCGATCTCACCGATGCAGACGCCCGGCAGATCGTGCTCCAGGCCCATGCCGCCCACCAGCAGGTGGGAGATTTTGCAATCAAACTGGCTACCCAGCGTGCCGGACTTTCGCCGGCTCAATCCGGCTGGCTGAAATATCTGGCCATGGAAATCAGCGGCCAGCTGCGCACCTCCACATCCGGCCCCTGGGCCTGGTTGCTGGATAGCGGTTTTGCCAACGATCAAATCCGTATTCTGCGGCGCAGCTCCAGCCAGGACCGCTGCGCCTGGGTGGAGCTGCGCCGCGATACCAGGTTTATGCCACTCAATACAGCCCAACACTTTTGGAAGTTTGTGGGCCGCATCACCCCTGACGGGGGGTTTGAGCTCTGCTCCAATCTGCGCCAGTTGATCTCGGGAGAGGGCCGCAGTGCCATGGCCGCCATGTTCCCAGCCGAAGAAGATGCTCTGCGCGATGAGGCCAAATGGCTGCAGGTTCAATCCAATCTCCTAATGGAGGCCCTGAAGCGATGAAAAAGGCTGCCACGCTCATCCCAGTGGGTCAGCAGGTATTGGCGGCCCTGCGGACCCATGATTCGCTATCTCCCTCGGTAACCCCATGAAAACCCACAGGGCTTTGGCCCTTTGCATCAGCTCCACCATGGCCATGACCGCCTGCTCAGCCCCGCCGCCATGCTCCGCAATGACAACTGACCCACAAGCACAAGGCGCAGTTATCAGGGTGCTAGTTGCCCTGGGGATCTGCGGCGCAATATTAATCTTGTGGCACTAATCATGGACTCACGTTTTCGCGTTGACTTAATCGCCGCCACCCCCCAACCCCAGCAGGTCTGTTGGGCGGCGATGCACCAAGACTACAGCGAGGGCTACGTTTTTGACGACCGCGCCAACTGGCCTGAGGAAAGCCGCGCTGGCGAGATCTGCGTCAAGCGCCTATTGGCCGGCGAGAGGGGCCACTACGGCCCCCTGGAACACGGCCAGATCGTACTCAACGTGGGATGGTTTCCCCATTCCGCGATGCAGCAGGCCCGTACCCACCGGGTAGGAGTTAGCTTCGATTGTCAAAGTCTACGTTATACGGGGGAGCGTATCTGCAAAGCCGCCACAGGCGAGGTGGACCTTGAAGATGTGTTTTACATTAGGCCGTCGGGGACTTACAGAGACCCAAACTCCGGCAAGGCTTATGAATACACAGCCCAAAAGCGCAACCTTGATGTTAAGCGCTGCCACGAAGCCGCCATTCACTACCGCTACAGTGTCGGACTTGGCGAACCGCTTGAGCAGGCCAGGGGGTTGATTCCATTCGACGTGCGCCAACACTTCGTGGTGAGCTTCAGCCTGCGGGCCTTCCTGCACTTCCTCGACCTGCGGGCGAAGCTCGACGCCCAGGACGAAATTCGCCAGCTTTGCGATTTGATGTGGCCCCACCTGCAGAGCTGGGCACCGGAGATCGCCGCCTGGTATGAGGCGATCAGGCTGCGCAAAGCGAGGCTGGCGCCGTGAAAGAGCGGCCAATTCTCTATTCGGCGCCAATGGTCCGCGCTATTTTAAACAACAGCAAGACACAAACGCGGCGCGTTGTTAAATTTCGGCACGACGACGGCTTCCCCGCCAACCCTTACGGCATACCTGGCGACCGTTTATGGGTGCGGGAAACTTGGCGTGTCAGCAGCGCACACAACGATTTGCGACCATCTCGAATTCCCAGGGGCACGACTGTTGAATATTTGGCCGACGGGCCAGGGATGCTTGAGGGCAAAACTCGCCCTTCCATCTTCATGCCCCGATGGGCTTCTCGAATCACGCTGCAGATCACTGACGTGAGGGTGATGCGGCTGCAGGAAATCAGCTCTGCCGACGCCAGGGCAGAAGGGATCGCCGAGCTGCTGCTGCAGGCTGGCCAGGCTGGCGCCTGGTGGTCCGCTGGTCCCACGCCGGCGCTGCACGGCCGCAGCCCTATTGCCGCATTCCAGCGGCTGTGGGAATCCATTCATGGTGATGGTTCCTGGCTCGACAACCCCACGGTTAGGGCCATTTCATTTCAGTTAATCCACTCAGTTAATCCACTCGCAATCTTAACATGACTAAACAAGACGAGGGGCATCGATGATGATTACTACACCCACCTGGACACTTCTGCCGCATCTTAACCTTCCCGCCACGGAGCAGCCATGATCAGCCGCATCACGCAGGCCATCGCCCGCCTCTTGACTCCGTGGCGCACCATCCGCCAGCTCGAAAGCGAGGTGGCGCGGCTAGAGGAAATCATTGCCAATCCCTACCTGGCCGGGATGGAAATAGGCCGGGAAACAGGCATTGAAGTCGGATGCCGAGGGAGCGGCCCACAGCTGCTGGCCGGAATGTTTGCCGGATTGCTGGAGAAGGACGGGGCCAACGTTCCCAACTACCTGGAGCTGGAGTTTTTCACTCAGCACCAGGGCCGAATCCTGGTGCGTGTTCAGCGGCTTTACGGCGAAACACCGCATGCGCTGCGGGTGAAGGCTGAGAAAAGGGTAGCCGCGTGGAAGGCTAATGCCCAGGCATTATTTGATGCTATTAACGATCGGAACCCCTATCCGCTCTTTTGGCCCGAAGCGGCAGCCGCAATGCGGGCCTACCGAGTTTTGCAAACGTTGGATGCAGATGCGCAGCTATGAGCGCCGCTCACGTCATCCAGCCGGTGCCGGTGATCGAGCGGCTGCCGGGGCCGGAGGATTGCGATATTGCCAAGGGGCAAACGTTCTGCGGATTCTGCCCCGCGCATCATGCCTAACGATGCGCTACACGGGGAATGGTGACGGATTGTTAACTGTCCTGGTAATGGGGCGGCAGGCCTAACGCTACGCGCTACTATTGGTTCATCGGAGGGGAGGCCCTCCACCACCAACGAGCCAGCAATGACCACTATTCAACAGCTTGCCGCCGACCTCTTCGCTCAAGGCATGGGCCGCGACGAAATGATCTGCTTCATCTACGGCTGCAGCACCTACGCCACCCTGGCCGACATCTACGAAGCGGTTGACGTTGCCATTGCCGCCTGACCTCCACAGCCTGCCGGGGGCTTATCCCGGCGAGTAATCCATTGCACTGAAAGCCATGCAAACTTTCAAGATTGAAACACTTACCGCCGACGGATGGAGCGACGATGCCAGCCTGCTGGGATTCAGTGCCAGCCAAGACGACAACCGCTGGCCATCGCAAGCCGCAGCGCTAGCCGCCTGCGTTGAATTATGCGCGGTACTGGACCCAACCCGCTTGCGCGTGGTGCAGCTCTAATGCCTGATCCCACCAACGCCGACCGCCAGCGCCGCTGGTACGCCCGCCAGAAAGCCGGTACCACCTGGCAGCCGCTTACCTGCCAGGCGTGCGGCGCCAACAGCAAAGGCGTCCATGGCGCGTTGTGTTCCCGCTGCTGGGAGAGGCTGACCACAGAGGGCAAAGCGGCTAGGGCGTTGCGTGTCAGGTTGAGCAGGGCCAGGCGGCGTAGCGTGTGACGATATGTGAACTGGCCGCCCTGCCCCCTGCCATGCCTAACGCTACGCGCTACTATTGGTTCATCGGGGGAAACCCCACACGGCGGCCCAGAGGCTGCACTGAACATGGGGGCCACCACTAAGCTGGTGTTTGCTGATGAAGTCGGAAGCCGGGTCGCTGGTTTCACCGTTCGCAGCGCTGGCACGGTCGAACTGTGCAGCACTGTTGAGCAGCTGCAGGAAATCGGCGCCACAGCATGGGCCACCAGCGTGGAACTGCTGATCTGGCTGAGCCGGGCCCCTGAGTTCTGGGCAGATCACGCCACCAGCGCCACCTTCAACGTATGGGATTGGCAGGCCGATCAGGCGCGAGAGGTGACGGTCCCTCGCAAGGGATGCGAAACACCGTTTGACCGCTGGCAGCTGGTCTGAACCCTACCGCCCCGGCTACCACCGGGGCTTTTCATGGCCTGACCAGATTGCGACGATATGTGAACTGGCCGCCCTCCAGCGCCAGGGTTCTTTCTGGATCCTGGACGACATGGAGACCGCCACTGTTATTGCCCGCCACCCACTCCAGCAACCGCTGCTCCCTGAAGGCTGTCCAGCCAATCCGTGGCCGCCACCATTGCAAAACCTCCTGGCTCCCCTTGCTTCCGTTGCAGGCCAGGCAGGCCGGTACGCAGTTTTCACGAACTGTGGGGCCGCCCTGGCTGCGGGGGATCACGTGATCGAGTGATTGAGCGGTGGCGCCGCAGTAGGCGCATTGCCCGCCCCAAGCTTCGCGAATGCTGCCATGCCAGCGGCGCCTTGTGACCAGCTCCGTCTCAACGATCTGGGCCTGCATGCGCTGCAATCGTCTGCGCCAGGCTAAACCGGCTGGGCAGCCTTGGCCAGACTGGCGCAGCCGATTGCAGCGGCATGGGAGAACAGATCAGGGCCATCGCCGACGAAGCGGCCGGCGCCAGCCCCCCGCCACCCTGCTGGTGGGGCGGGGTATGTGATTGGCATGTATCCCACGAAGGTAGTTCTCATTGGCGGTGCCCTCGCCGCTGGCGTTGCATGCAGAACCGCAGCAGACAGCAGCTAAACAGGCGCTTGGCAGCGCTGCAAAGCCTGCAAACCTCGGAGATGCGCTTGGCAGCGCTGCAGAGCATGCAAGGGCCACTACCAAACCAAGGAGCGGAACAACCAACCTCTTGAGTGTCCCAAGTGCGGGACACTCAGCAGATCCATTTAGGATTTAGCATGGTGCTAGCAGGCCTGGGCAATGGGACCAACTCTTCACTTAGGCGACTGCCTGGATGTGATGCGCTCCATGCCCGACGCCAGTGTGGATGCGGTGGTGACGGATCCGCCCTACGGCCTGTCCTTCATGGGCAAGAAGTGGGATTACGACGTGCCCAGCGTGGAGATCTGGGCCGAGTGCCTGCGAGTGTTGAAGCCTGGCGGGCATCTGCTGGCCTTTGCAGGCACCCGAACTCAACACCGGATGGCGGTGCGGATTGAGGACGCAGGCTTTGAGATCCGGGACATGATCGCCTGGGTTTATGGGTCTGGGTTTCCGAAGTCGCTGGACGTGAGCAAGGCGATCGATAAGGCGGCAGGGGTGGAACGGGAGGTGGTTGGGAGCAAGCTGGGCCAGGCCGGCTACTCCATGGCGGACAACGGCCGGACCAACGCTGTCTATGGCGGTTTCCACGACCCCGCCGCAGAGTGCGCCATCACCGCCCCCGCCACCCCCGAAGCCCAGCAGTGGGCCGGCTGGGGCACCGCTCTAAAACCCGCCCTAGAGCCGATCACCATGGCCCGAAAGCCGCTGACCGGCACCGTGGCCGCGAACGTGCTGGAGCACGGCACGGGTGGGTTGAATGTGGATGGGTGCAGGGTGGGCGATGACGATGGAGCGCGCAACCGACCACCGGCAAAGCCGTCATCCAGTGCCTACGCTCAAGACCCCTGGACGCTCAACCCTGAAAACCGAAAGCCGTTCGACGCCGCCGGTCTGGGCCGCTGGCCCGCCAACCTGATCCACGACGGCAGCGACGAGGTGGTGGGGTTGTTTCCGCAGCGGACTGGTGAGTACGCCCCTGACACCGGCAGCGCCGCCCGCTTCTTCTACACCGCTAAGGCCAGTCGCGCAGATCGCGGCACCGGCAACACCCACCCCACCGTCAAGCCGCTGGCCCTGATGGCCTACCTCTGCCGGCTTGTCACCCCGCCGGTTGGCGTCGTTCTTGACCCGTTCATGGGCAGCGGCACCACAATCGTGGCAGCGCTGACAGAAGGCTTCCAAGTCATCGGCATTGAGCGCGACCCCGGCTACCACGCCATCGCGATGGACCGCCTCAACGGGGCGCAGATTGGCCTGGCGCTTGCCGCCTGACCAGCCGCGGCCATTCAGCCATCAGTTCAGAGCTCGGCCACCTCGCGCACGATCGCGTCGTAGGCGGCTTGGGCTGCTGGATCCAGCCAGCCGCGCCTGGGGCACCACACCGGATCGCCTGTGGGCCAGGGGCTGGCGGCCAGGTTCAGCGGATCCTCACCCCCCAGCCCCTGGCGGGGCACGGATTGGGGCAACTGTTTGCGCTCCATCAGCGGGTAATCGCGAGGGCTGAGGCGCTCATCACCCGCACCACCCACCGGCCGCAATTTGGCACCCTTGCCATTGGCCCGGAAGAAATGGCCCAGGGTGCTCTTGCTATGGCGCTTGGCCTGGGCCTCCCACCGCTCGGCTGGTTTATCCGCCAGGTCGTTTTCAATTGCCAGCGATTCCAGGCTCACCGGTGTTTCCTGGCAGCGGCAGTTGGGATGAATCGGGCTCTTTACTGAGCCGATGTAGTAAATGCAGCCAGAGCGGGGGGCGCAGAACTCACAGGTGCGCTCATCCAAGGTGGCCAGGTATTGCACAAAACCCACCCGCAATTTGCGCCAACAGCGCTCCTGGGCTTCCCCGGAGGCCATCAGGGTTTCGGTGCGGGCGATGGTTTCCGCCCGATTTTGAAACGCCTCGTTGATCGTCGGGATCCGTTCTTTCAGATTTTTTGCCAGGGTTTTGGAGTCCGGCCCCTGGGCCATTTGGCGGGCGGTCTCAAACGACACGCTCTCCCCCCACTCGCCCCACCATTTGGCGTAATAGTGTTTCGCCGCGGCCACGTGTTGATCGGTCGCTGCATCCCGCTCCCGGCGGTAGTTTTCTGATAGGCCTTTGAAATCCCGCTCGGCGGCCACCACCGCCCCGGAGAGATCAAAGAGGCGCGTCAGCCGCTGGCCCCCCTGATACTGGCGATCGGGGCCGATGCCAGGGCCTCCGCTCGCCTGGGGCCCTGTGGGTCCGGTGCCCGGAGCTGGGGCGGTGGGCCGCCCGCCGGGGGGGCTGATGCCACCACCAATCAGAGGCCCCGCTGAAGATCGGGGGGCAGTGCCGGGCAGCGCTGGCGATGCTGGCGCCGCCGGCGCTGCCTCCTGGCCTGGCAGTTGGCGAATGGTGCCATCGGGATCGAGCTGGGCCATGGCCGGGGCCAGATCTGCCTGAATCAGCTGCAGTCCGTAATTGGTGCCCAGGTCCTGGGCCCGATCGAACAGCTGGCGCAGCTCCCCGTTCAATCGCTCCAGCCGCTCGGGGCTGAGCGGCACGGCATTGAGCACCACCATCAAATCTTGAATCAGCTGGGGCTGCAGCAGCAGCCCTGCCTGGTTTTTTTGCAACGGCTCAATAGGAACCGGCCCTTCTGGTGTGCTGCCCAGAAAGGCGCCGGGGCTGTTGGCGGGGTTGTAGTCGGGCTGATCGGCAGCCTTCTCCAGCAGCTCAAACACCCGCGCCACGGTATCCCTCAGCGCTGCCTCAAAAATGCGGCCGATGCGCTGGATTGCTGGGTCTTCCAGGCCCCGCAAAGCCTCGCTGAGCTGTTCGGCCAGCTGTTCGCGGCGATCAATTCCCATAGCTATCGCACCTCACACCCATGGCGATCAAAGCGAGTCCATCCAGCCGCCTCACCCGGGCGCTGGCCCCTGCCGCGGTGATCACCAGCTCGGCATCGTTCACACCCACCACAGCGCACCACTGCCCGCCAGCTCCCAGCACCTCCCACAGCCCCTCGCTGTCAAAACCCACCGCTGCATTCAGCCCCGCAATCGGCTGGCCATAGGGGCCCACCAGGGCGGCGGAGCCATCGGCCCGCACCTCCAACGGCACGCCCGCCACCACCCGCCGGCCGGTGATTCGAGCCCCATCGGCCCGCACGCCGGACGGCCGGCCGCGGCCTCGCGATCGTGCAGGGCCAGGCTTGGCAATCCGCTGGGCGATGGCCGCAGCCAGGGCCTGGCCGTCATCCGGGATGGGCTCTTCCTCCGGTGCGGAGGTGTCTTTTTGCTGCTGCGCAACCTCTTCATCGCAAGCCGAGCAACAGCCATCTTCTCGGGGGTCGCTGGCGCTTGCCAGGCCATCACCCCTGGCCGCGGCGGCTTGCTCCTCTGGCGTGAGCTCAGCGGTGCCTGCCGCCGCTGGTGCTGCTGGTGTTGTGGGTTCAGCCGGGGTATCGCCGCTGGCGGGGTCGCCGCCGGCTGGATCTGCTGATTCAAGATCACCACCGAAATCGGGTCCGGTGCCCTCATCGGGCTGGGGGATGGAGCCATCTGGCTCCCGATTAAGCAGGGTGGTCTCCAGGGAGAATTTAGCGGCGCTGAATCGGGCCAAGGCCACCTCCACGGGCGTAAGCACCTGCTCCCGGATGTAGGCGGTGTCTGTGGTTGCCTGCTTGGAGCGCAAATCGGCCTCCTCTGAATCGGAGAGCACAAAGGTGGGGTAAAAATCGATTTTCCAGTCTTCCGGCAGCTCCATGGGGGCGGACCCGCGGGAACAGGCCGCCAGCAACTCGTAAAACTGGCGCAGGGGGCGGTCCAGGTGATCCTGCTGCTGCTGGGCCGTCTCCATTGCAAAAGCGGCATCTTCTGATCGGCCATCAGCACCCAGTCCGGAGGGGGAAGCACCCCAGAGCTTGGTGTGGGGGATGCGGCTGGCCCCCTGCACCTCCGTTTCCAATTTGCCGATCACCGTATCGATGCCCCCCAGGGATCGGGTGATCCAGGAAACGTCCTCGCCGTCGGCATCGATGGCAATGCCTCCGAGCACAGACCGGCATTTGCCGATTAGGTCCAGCCGGGCCTGAATTGCCGCCTCCTTTCCATTGGCCACCATCTGGCCTAAACCCTTTATTTTTTGCACAAAAAGGCTGAAATCGTCGAGGATGGCCGATCCGCTTTTCTGGCCGGTTTCATATCGTTTAAAAACCTCCCAGAGGCTCTGCAGCACAGACACGCCCCACCAGTTGTTCTGGCCTTTAAGCCCGTGGGGCAGGGGGTCGCCGTCAAAGCGCAGCAAACGGGAACTATGAATTGGCACCCCCATTTCCTTTTCATCCATTCCCGCTCGCTTCAAATCGTCGTCTTGATATACAACAAATTGATAACGCTCCGGAGCGCCCACGCCAGACCAACCAGGGGCAGGCCAAATGCGCCAGCGATCCATTGCGTACAGGCCCCGAATCGAGCGCAGCCGTTTGGGATCCACGGGCTCGTTGATTGGTAGCCCGTCGTCGAGAATTAACACAATCACCGCCCCGCCATGGTGGCGTGCCATGCGCAGGGCCTCGCGCACATGGTCTCGAATGCCCAGGGCTTCGCCTGCAGATACCAGTTTGTCGAGGCGCTTTTTTTGGGCCTCGTTCACCTCGCCTCCCACTGTGATGCCCCAGCCGGCTCTCGTGGCTTCACTGGCAACCAGGTCCACCACCCGGCGGCAAAGCCAACTGCTCACGTAGAGGTTGTTCAGCTCTTCCTCCTGCAACAAGCTGACTGGAGCTATGGCCGTGTAGCTGGAGCGGTCACGGCTGGTGCCCATGCGCGTCAGCGCATTGATAAGCACGCCATCGTTGCGCTCCTCTGGCAGCGGCAATTGATCGGACATGGGGGATGGCACCTGGGCCAGGCTAGGCAGCGGCCAGATAAAAACACCTCAGCCACTGCTTCATCCTGCAACCGGGATGGTGCGTCGGTACATTTAGAAGGCGATGCATTGCCAATCGGCCATGGCTCAACGGCGGCTGCCCACCGTGGTGGACTCGATCCTGAACAGCCTGGAGCATTATCCAGTGCCAACGGCTACAGAACAGATTGAGTACGGACGCGCCGTTCGCGCCTGGCAGGACTGGTCCGGAGGCCCGGATGCAGCGCCTCCCCGCGTGAGGCGATTTGGGCTCAGAGGCCGGGAACGTCTGGTGACCGGCAACCTGCGACTGGTAGTCAACGTGGCCAAAAAATACCAATCACGAGGGATACCACTGGAGGACCTTATCCAGGAGGGCTCGCTGGGCCTGACCACGGCAGCCGAAAAATACGACCCCGGCAGAGGCTACATGTTTTCCACCTATTCGTATTGGTGGGTAAAGCAGCGGATCGTGCATTATGTAATTGATAAGGCCAGCCTGATTCGGGTGCCAGGCAGCACGAATGACGACCTGTTCAAGGTCCGGCGACAGCTGGACGGATGTTCCGGGCAGCGCAGCGATAGAGAGCTGTTGGTGGCGGCCGGGCTCAGGGATCTGCCTGACACCATGGTGCGGATCCGCGATGCAATGCGGGCCAGGGCATGCGGTAGTACTTCGGTACTGCTGCCCAGTGGTGGCGGCTGCATTGAGGATTTGCAGGCCAGCCCAACAGGTGGGAAGGACGATCAATACGAGGCGCTGGAACGGGCCGAGCGACAGGCACTGGTGTGCAAATTGCTGGCGGAGC